TCAAACTGGGCGAGGGTGGCTGGAAATGACCCATGCCGTGCGTAGTGTGCGCAGTAGCGAAACTAAGATGTTTCTCATGATCGCCGAGGACCTGAAACCGTTGAGCTTTGCCGTCGACAAGTTGCGCCTGCTTCCAGGCAATCCGAGACGGGGCAACGTCGAGGCCGTGCGCCGGTCGTTGGAGGCGTTCGGTCAGCGCAAGCCGATTGTGGCTCGCCGATCCGACCGAGTGGTCATCGCTGGGAACCATACATTGCAGGCGGCGCAGGCGTTGGGCTGGGCTGAGGTTGCCGTGGTGTGGGTGGATGATGATGACACCACCTCAAAGGCGTTTGCGTTAGCCGATAACCGAACGGCTGAACTTGGCGACTACGACGAGGCCGCATTGGCTGAGTTGATTGGGCAGGTGGGGTCTGTTGACCCTGACCTGCTGGTTGCTTCGGGTTGGGATGAAGCCTCGGTGCGTGAATTGGTGGATGCGTTAGAACCTCAAGTGTTGCCGTTGGTTGGTGAGCCTGATGAAGTGCCAGCGGCAGTAGTGGCTAAGTCTGTTCTTGGAGATGTCTGGTTATTGGGGCGACATCGGGTGATGTGCGGCGACAGCACCAAGTCAAACGACATGAACAATCTGATGTTAGGAAAAGTCGCAAACATGGTTTTCACCGATCCTCCATACGGTGTTGCCTACCAATCCAACATGCGTGTCAGTTCTGAAAAGTTTGACGTTCTTAAGAATGATGACGTGATTCTTGACATTGTTCCAACAATCAAACGATTCTCAACAGGCTGGGTGTTCGTTTGGACAAGTTGGAAGGTGGTCTACAAATGGATTGGCGCATTGTCGGAACTTGAACATCCGACCAACATGATTATCTGGAATAAGGGCGGTGGTGGGATTGGGGATTTGAAGAAGACTTTTTCGTCTGATTACGAAATCGCTTTGGTATGGAATCGTGGAAATGATTTGACCGGTAAACGGCATGGTTCAGTTTGGGATTTTGGAAAAGATGCTGCAATTACATACGTCCATCCCACACAGAAACCTGTTGCGCTAGGTGTCCAAGCAATCGAAACAACAACCAATACGAATGAGATTGTGCTTGATTTGTTTGGTGGGTCTGGTTCAACCTTGATTGCCGCTCATCAGACGAATCGCATTGCGTATTTGATGGAACTTGATCCGAAGTATGTTGATGTGATTTGTGCTCGTTTCCAGAAGGTGACAGGCATTGTGCCGATCAATGAGGCGACTGGTCGTGAGCACGATTTCTTGAATGGGTAGGCCGACGGGTCGTCCTCCGAAGCCGACTGAGCAGAAGCGTCGGACTGGGAATCCTGGTCGTCGTAAGTTGCCGTCGACTGAGGTGGCGTTGGTAGGGCAGGTATCTGCGCCGGAGCCGGTGCGTCCGTTGGGTCAGGCAGGGTTGATGTTTTGGCAGCGGGTGTGGGCGGTGGGGTTTGCGTGGATTAGTCCGCATACGGACATCGAGTTGTTGCAGATGGTGTGTGAGCAGATTGATGAGCGTCAGTCGTTGCGTGTGCGTGTGTTGCGTGATGGTGATTGGCGTGATCGGACTGCGTTGAGGGCGTTGGATGCGCAGGTTCTAGACTGTTTGTCCCTGCTCGGTTTCACTCCTGTGGATCGTGCCCGTCTCGGTTTTGTGGAGGTGAAGATTCAGAATGAACTCGACTCGTACCGTGAAAGGAAAGCCAAAGCCAGTAGTCGTTCAGCCAAGGTGGTCGACATCGAGCAGTCCGAAGAGGACTGAGGGTCCGCACGTCATTGACTTTGCGGAGACTTTCATGCATGTATCCAAAGGGGTACGGGCTGGTGAGTCGTTTCTTCCGACGCCGTGGCAACGGCAGCTCATCAACGCTTTGTATGAGCGTCGGGCTGATGGCCTGTTGCGATACAAGCGCAGTGTGATTGGGTTGGGTCGTAAGAACGGGAAGTCGCTCATCGGTTCTTTGATTGCGTTGTATGGGTTGATTGAGGGTGAGCATGGGGCTGAGGTGTATTCGGCTGCGGGTGATCGTCGTCAGGCTCGTGTGGTGTTTGATGAGGCGAAGTGGCAGGTGCAGCAGTCGCCTGCGTTGTCGGGTATTTGCAAGGTGTATCGGGATGCGATTGAGGTTCCGTCTACGCACAGCGTCTACCGGGTGTTGTCGAGTGATGCCAAGTTGCAGCAGGGTCTGAACCCATCAACGGTGGTGTTTGACGAGTTGCACGTTCAACCGAACTCGGAACTCTGGGATGCTTTGACGCTTGGTTCTGGTGCTCGTCGTGATCCGCAGATTGTTGCCATCACGACTGCCGGGTATGACCTGACGAGCATTTGTGGGATGTTGTACGGGTACGGCCAGAAGGTGTGTCGTGGGGAGATTGACGATGAGACGTTCGGGTTCTGGTGGTGGGAGGCGGGTGAGGGTTGTGACTTGAATGATCGGCAGGCGTGGTTGGAGGCGAATCCGAATCTGGCTGAGGGTTTGTTGGATTGGGAGGACATGGAGATTGCGGTTCGTCAAACCTCTGAGGTGAGTGTTCGTAGGTACCGTCTGAATCAGTGGGTTCGCACGGCCGCTGACTCCTGGCTGCCACAGGGAGCCTGGGAGCTGTGCCGTTCAACGCTCGATCTCGTGCCGGGTGCGCCGACGTGGGTTGGGGTGGACATGGCGTTGAAGCGTGATACGACTGCGGTGGTGTTGGTTCAGCATGTGGAGGGCAAGGTGGTGGCTCGTGCGAAGATTTGGTTGCCGGATGGTGGTGTGTTGGATGTGTCTGCGGTGGAGTCGTATTTGCGTGAGATTGCGCAGCAGTATGATTTGCAGGAGATTGCGTATGACCCGGCGTTCTTTCAGCGGACGGCTGAGGCGTTGGCTGAGGATGGGTTTCCGATGGTGGAGTATCCGCAGTCTCCGCAGCGGATGGTGCCTGCGTGCGGGAATCTTTATGAGTTGATTGTGAATCAGAAACTTGCGCACGATGGGAATCCGTTGTTCTCCGATCAAGTGTTGTCGGCTGCGCAGAAGGTCAAGGACAACGGCTGGACGCTCAGCAAAGGTAAGTCGAAGCGGAAGATTGACGCTGTGATTGCGTTGGCAATGGCGTCGGATCGTGCCACTACCACACCTGAACCGGTCGTTGAGCCTGGGTTCTTCGTAGTGTGATTAGGCTGAGTGAACTACCATAGGAGGTTGGAATGAAGGTGCTCGTGCTCGAACTGATTGGATTGGTGTGTTTCGTGGTTGCAGGATGGTTGGTGAGTCCAGCGTTGGGGTTTGCTGTCATCGGTGTAGCGACGTTCATTTCGGCGTGGAGTTTGGCTCGTATCACGAAGGATGAAGACAAGTGATTGTTGACCGTCTTGTTGGCCGTGGAGGCGATGACGAAGAGCGTGCGATTTCGTTCCAGTCATTGTTCGCCCTCGGCGACGGATACACGTTCACCACGAACTCAGGTGTCTATGTCACGCAAGATGACTCACTCAAAATCGGGACGGTGTATGCGTGCGTCCGGCTTATTGCCGACACCATCTCCACACTCCCCGTCGATGCATACATCCGGCAGGAAGGTGTGCGTCTTCAGTATCGTCCACGTCCAGCGTGGCTTGACGCACCAGACATCGGGGTCACCAAGGAGGACCATTTCCAGCAGGTGATTGTTTCGTTGCTGTTGAACGGCAACTCGTTCACTCGCATCATCCGTGACGAAGACGGTGAAGTGCTCGCCCTCGTCGTGTTGAACCCTCAGAACACTGAGGTGCGTCGAGACAACAACGGTCGCATCTTCTACGTCTACGAAGCTCGTGACCGCATCGAGGATGTGGACATGATCCACATTCGTGACTTGACTCTGCCGGGTGAGATGCGTGGCAAGTCCCGCATCGACCTCGTCAAAGAGAACCTCGGTTTGGCTCGTGCGTTGGAAGAGTTCGCAGCCCGCTTCTTCGGCCAAGGCTCCAACACCTCCGGCATCATCCAGTTCCCCGGCAACCTGTCTCGTGAACAAGCCAAGAATCTGGTGGATGCGTTCGAGGATGGTCACAAGGGTTTGCGTCGTTCGCATCGCCCAGGCATCCTGTTCGGTGGTGCGACGTTCGAGAAGACTGGTGTCAGCCCGAACGATTCACAGTTCATCGAGTCTCGCCAGTTTGCGGTGGAGGAGATTGCACGAATCTTCCGTGTTCCTCCATCCATGATCGGTGTGACCACACCCGGTGCGATGTCGTATGCGTCGGTGGAGGCCAACAACTTGTCGTTCCTCGTGCATTCGTTGACACCAATCTTGGCGAAGGTCGAGTCCGAGTACAGCGTGCTGTTGGCTGGTCGTGCGTTCATCCGATTCTCCACGGCAGGTCTTCTGCGTGGCGACATTCAGGCACGCAACGCCTCCTACCAATCAGGACTCAACAACGGCTACCTCTCAGTCAACGATGTGCGCCGATTCGAGGACATGACACCAATCGAAGGTGGCGACGTGTACCGAGTACCGCTCACCAACATTGACATCACGGCTGCGAACCTCGCCGACTTGGATCGCAAGTCGCTGATTGCACAACGTCTGATTCTTGCTGGATTCAATCCATCAGGAGTGTTGGCGTACTTGGGCATTGACCCAATCGAGCACACTGGATTGCCATCAACACAGTTGCAGCCTTTGGCCACCGTAAGCCCAGCCGATCCACAAGCAGCATACGAAGTGAACTCACGACGTGAACTCAATGTCAACATGCCGGAACAAATCATTCACGTATCGCAACCACAAGTCCGTGTTGAAGCTCCGGTCGTGAATGTTCCTGAGACGGTGGTGAACGTGAACGTGCCGGAGCAGCGCACCGTCGTGCGCACCGTGGAGCGTGACGCTGATGGTCGAATCCTGCACATCACGGAAAGGCATGACAACTAATGGCAACAGGAATCAGCTCCTACTTGGCGAACAAATGGCTTGACGCTCTCGGCAACGCCACCGCTTTCTCCGTCACGAATGCTTATGTGAAACTGCACATTGGTGATCCAGGCGCAGCAGGCACATCAAACCCGGCAACGGAAACCACCCGCAAAGAAGCATCGTTCTCGGCAGCTTCATCTGGCACGCTCACATCTGACTCCGCACTCACTTGGACGAACATCGCCGGGTCGCAAGACGCAACACACTTCACCGTGTGGGACAACCTCACGACAGGAAACTTTCTGTTCTCAGGAACCATCACCGCCAACGCCTACACGGCAGGCGACACGTTCACCATCGCATCAGGATCACTCACCGTCTCACTGACGCTCGCCTCCTAGTAGGCACCCGTGGTCACACGGTTCTACCTCGACCAGTCGCAACTTGACGACGCAACGGTCGGACTCGGCGGCCCATCACCAGCGTTCGTCCTCAACACCTCAACGCTTGATGGGAACGGTGTCCTAGACGGCGCTAACTTCACGACCACCGGCACGGGTGCATCGAGCCTGGGTGGGTTGGTTGCGTCGGCGACGGGGACGGTGACGCCGGTGGTGTCGGGTGTGGCTGATGCTCCGTTGGGTGAGTTGTTCGCTGATGTGAGCGAGGTGACGATTGAGGATTTCGGTGACGGGGTTGCTGAGTTGGGTGGGTTGTCGGCGTCGGCTGCTGGTGGTGTCACAATCGTCGCATCGGCGTCTGCGGGGCTTGGAGAAGCGTCATCGAGTGCTACTGGCACTCTGACTGTGGTCGGTTCGGCGACGGCTGTTCTGGGTGGTGTGGATGCGTCTGCGGTGGGTGTGGCGTCGGAGATTGGTACTGCGTCAGGTGCGTTGGGTGGGTTGACTGCGTCGGCGGTCGGGACGGTGACGCCTCAGCCGCAACCGGAGCCTGAGCCGACTGGTGGTGGCGGAACACCGTATTGGTATCCACGTCCGAAGCCACGCAAGAAAGTTGAAGCGGTTGTCGTTGAGGTTGATGATGAGGTTGTTGTTGTGCCTGCGGTGGTGGAGGCGTATTGCACTCCGATCTTCGTGGGGATGTCTGCGTCGGCTGGTGGTCAAATCACGTTCTCTGCCGAAGAGGACGACTTGCAAGTATTGTTGATGCTCTGAGGTAAATCATGGCTGTGTATCAAGGTCAAGTTTCTGTTGGAACTGTTGCGACGGCGTTGAATCCGTCTCGTGCGCAACCGGGTGTGATTCACATCGTCAATCAGGACAACACCGACACGGTGTATGTCGGCGGTCAAGTAATCACAACGTCAACTGGTCATGGCATCCCCAAGAGCGGTGATGTTGATTTGACGATCTATGCCGACACCGTAATCTACGCAGTCTCCAGCAAAACCGGCCACACTGTCTCTTGGTTGCACATAACTCCCTGATGCCATACTTCATCACTGATTCTGCGCCAGGTTGTTCGGGTTGGGCAACCATCAAGGAAGATGGCGAGGTCATCGGCTGCCATACCACCAAGCAGGCTGCGGTTGACCAGATGGTGGCCGTGTCCATTGCTGAGGACATGGAGCCGGGTGGTGAACGTGCGCTCGGCGACATGCTGCTGATTGGCGATTATGTGTCATTCGATGACAAGGTCGGCGAGATTCAGCACATCTATCGTGAAGGCAAAGTTCGTTTGCCAAGTTCGGAAGGCGAGTTGACTGCGACGGCTGCCGACCCGGTCGCAATCATCCAGGTGTATGAACAAGTTGATGGCGGGTTTGAGGACACCGAGGAGATGGTGGCCTACAACTTCTCGGACTTAACTCGCATCCCAGAGTTGGAAGAACCAGAGGACGAACCAGAGTCCGAGGATGAGGACGAGATGGAGGATCGGGAACTGCCATCGAACTATCGTCCAGCCGCTTCAGCCGATGTGCCTGCCAATCACAACTGTGGGAACTGTGGCTTCTATAAGAACTTCTATTGCAAGCGGTGGGATGCGTTGGTCGCACCTGCGTACTACTGCAACGCTTGGCAACCAGTCAAAGGATTACCAAATGACAATCCAGGACAAACAGTCCAAACAGGGAACATCAGCGGTGAAGACGCACAGTACTACGACCCAGGCATCAACATCATGCGCCAACTCACGTTCGATGTTCCGGTCTACATTCGGTCGGCTGCCCGCAAAGGTTTGGACTATTACGGGCAGGGACTTGCTGGTGATGGTCTTGTGGCACGAACTGTTCGTGAAGCCCGTGACATGGCTGCGGGAAGAATCAGCGAGGATAAAGTCATTCGTGCAAACGCTTGGGGAGCAAGACACCTGGTAGACCTTCAAGCTCCGAAGAACTCCGATCCAGACAACGACCAGTTCCCCGGACCTGGAGCAGTTGCGTTCTATTTGTGGGGCATCAACCCTCTGAATCCGAAACCTGCGATGGATTGGTTCGAGCGTCAAGCGGAACGTGTGAAGGCTGAACGAGCCGACGCACCCGCACCAAAGAAAGACCAAATCAAAGGCTCGGAAAAGAACCCTGAAGGGTCGGCGTCTGGGCCTGCCGGGTCGGGGACTATCGAATTGGATGAGCAAACCGAATCTGGTTTGCGGAACAAAGTCGAGGAGCACAACGATTCTTTGGATGCTGGTGATCCGTCATGGAAGCGGGCCACAGTCGGAATGTTGCGTGCCGTCTACCGTCGTGGTGCCGGAGCGTATTCAACGTCGCATCGTCCCGGTGTTAGCAGAGGCGCATGGGCTATGGCAAGAGTCAACGCTTTCTTGGTACTCTTGAAGAGTGGCAGACCTGCGAATGCTTCATACATCACCGACAATGACCTTCTGCCAAAAGGTCATCCAAGAAGTTCGAGGAACTGATGACTGACAAAGTAGAGACACGCAGAGTTCAGTTCAGCGAGTTCGAGGTTCGTTCCACGACTGGTGACGACAGCGACTACATGTCATTCCGTGGCTATGCGGCCGTGTTCAATTCGCCTTCGCAGCCGTTGCCGTTCATTGAGACGGTGATGCCAGGTGCATTCTCAAAATCTTTGCGTTCACGCAACAACATCCGCATGTATCAGAACCATGACTCAAACATGCTTCTCGCCACCACCCGTTCAGGCACCCTGCGTTTGCAGGAAGATTCCAAAGGTCTCCTCGTGGATGCCGACTTGCCACCAACCTCAATCGGTCGTGACTTGTCAATCTTGATGCAACGTGGCGATGTGGACTCAATGTCGTTCGGGTTCTCGGTGCCTCGTGGCGGTGACATGTACAGCGATGACGGTTCGGAACGCAAGTTGAAAGAAGTGCGTCTCTATGAGGTTTCGGTCGTCACCGGATTCCCCGCTTATGAGGCGACGACGGCCAGCGTGCGCAGCTTGGACATTCTGGCTGAACGCACCCAAGTTGATGCCGATCAGTTGGCTGCCGCCATCACGGTGCTTGAAGCCGGGTCGGAGTTGTCCGATGAGCAGGCTGGTTTGTTGACCGAAGTTGTGACCAAGTTGCGCAAGCAGCCTGAGCAAAGTCCTGCTCGCATCGGCGTGTTGCAGAAACAACTTGACCTCCTGAAGACCATCGCCTAGTATTCTTCGCACAGTTGATGTGCGGAGCCGCTGCGACTGCCAGTTGAGGAGCCTCGCTGGGTGCGATACCAAATCCTTGCGTACTCAAAATCAACGTCCACGAAAGGACATTCACTCACATGAAGGAATACATCGACCGTCAAGTCGAGCAGCGTCAGCGTGCGTGGGAAGCAGCCAAGGCTCTTCTCGACACCGCAGCCGCCGAGAAGCGAGACCTGACCTCAGAAGAAGAAGCGTCGTACAAGAAGATGAACGACGAACTCAACGAGCGTGCTGCTCGCATCGAAGCCCTCAAGGCCGATGCCGAGCGTGAAGCCAAGATTGAAGCGGCAACCCGTGACATCGTTGGCCAAGTACGCCCAACCAGCAAGGCCGTGTCCACCGACGCAGAAGTGTTGCGTTCGATGGCTCGTGGCGAGACTCGTTCGTTCACGTTCGAGACTCGTGACGTCACCAAGACGTCCACCGGCGCACCAGTACCAACGTCGTTCTTCGACCAGGTCATTGCGCAGGCTCGTCTCGTCGGCCCAATGCTCGACACCTCGACCGTGCTGCGCACGGCTGGTGGCGAGAACCTCCAGATTCCAGCACAGGCTGGTTGGTCAACGGCGGCAATCACCGCTGAAGGCTCAGCCATCTCCGAGAGTGATCCGACTTTCTCGTCGTTCATTACGCTCGGTGCGTTCAAGTATTCGTTCTTGGTCCAGTTGAGCCGTGAGCTCATCGAAGACTCAGGTGTCGACATCTTGAGCTTCCTTGCCACGCAAACCGGAAACGCAATCGGCTTCGCCGTCAACAACGCACTCACCGTCGGAACTGGCACAACCCAGCCCCGTGGTGTCGTTGCTGCCGCAGGTTCGGGCGTGCTCGGAACCGTCGCAGGTGGACTCTTCACCGCAGACAACCTCATCGACCTGGCGTACAGCCTGGATGGTGCGGCACGTCGTCTCCCCGGCGTTGGCTGGATGATGAACACCGCTTCACTCGGTGCAGTCCGCAAGTTGAAGGACAACCAGGGTGCGTACATCTTCAGCCCAGCGCTGGCAGATGGCAACGACCGAGTCCTCAACTACCCGGTCTTCGAGAACCCAGCAATGGCCTCGCAGGCTTCGGCAGCCAAGTCGGTGATCTTCGGACACCTCCCCAGCTACTACGTCCGTATGGCTGGCGGTCTCCGTTTGGACCGCAGCGACGACTACGCATTCAATGCGGACCTCGTCACCTTCCGTGCCTCCATGCGAGTCGACGGAAACCTGCCACAAACCAGCCACATCAAGTACTTCATCAACAACAGCTGATTCAGCCAAGTTGAAGAAGTCCCTTGATGGGGACTGAATAAAGAGTTCGGTGGGTCGGGGCGAAACACGCAGGGTCGCCTCGGCCCACCAACACTCTGAATACCAACCCTGCAACCTGCGTACACAAGGAGACTGCGTGAATGCGAATCATCATCAAGGGAGTCCCTCTGGACTTGGACGAGCCGACGGCGATCCTGCTCTTGCAGCGGGGCGTGGCGCACTTGCCAGAACAATCAGTCGTAGAACCCCGGATGCGGTCCGGGCGCTCTGGTACTCCAACGCCCCGTGGGCGGGAACGGGCTACGGGCAACAAACCCAACAAGCGGTCCAAAGGCTCATCAAAGAAGGCCACGAAATCGCAATCCACGCAATCTACGGCCTCGAAGGCTCAACGTCGACGTGGAACGGAATCAAAATCTATCCGAGAGGAATGAGCCCATACAGCGACGATGTGGTCGTCGCACACTGGATGGAGTGGACGCAATCCACCAACCTGCCCAAACTGCTGATGACGCTGTTTGATGTGTGGGTGTTGAAGGCTCCGAATCTGGAGAAGGTTCCGAACATTGCATCGTGGGTGCCGGTGGATCATCAGCCGTGTCCGCCGGAGGTGGCTGCGTTCTGTCAACGTCCGAATGTAATGCCGATTGCGATGAGCAAGTTCGGTGCTCGCATGTTGGAACAGTTGGGCATCAACAGTCTCTATGTTCCGCACGGTATCGAGTCGGTGTTCAAGCCGACGCCAAGCATCAAGGACAATGGCGGGAAGTCACTCACAGGTCGTGAAATCATGGGGTTCGGCGAGGACCAGTTCGTGGTGATGATGACGGCCGCCAACAAAGGTGTCTATCCTCCACGCAAAGCGTTCGCCGAGAACTTCATGGCGTTCAGCATGTTCGCCCAGAAACACCCGGACGCAGTCCTGTACATGCACTCCGAGGAGATGGGGTCGGCTGGTGGTATCAACTTGAAGGAGTTGGCTGAGATGTGCGGGATTGAGCCACATCGCATCAAATACGCTGACGCCTACCTGTACCGCCTAGGACTGCCTCAGAACGCTATGGCAGCCCTCTACAGCGGTGCTGACGTGCTTCTGGCTGCATCCATGGGTGAAGGGTTTGGCATCCCTGTGGTGGAAGCCCAGGCGTGCGGTACGCCCGTCATCGTCTCGAACTTCACGGCTCAGCCGGAGTTGGTTGGGGATGGTTGGGTTGTGGAGGGTCAGCCGTTCTGGGATGCTGCTCAGAAGTCGTGGTTCTTGACTCCTTCGGTGCCGAGCATTCTGGATGCGTTGGAGCAGGCGTATGCCCGTGGTCGTGGCCGCTCGAAGAAGGCGGTGGAGTTCGCCAAGCAGTATGAGGCGGATCATGTGTATGAGACGCATTGGAAGCCTGCGATGAAGGAGATTGCTGAATGGTGCCGCTTGTCCCAGTCGTAATCGTCCCGGTGCTCACCGAGCATCATCGAGTCGATGCCATGTTGGATTCGTTTGATGGTCGTATCGGTGATTTGGTGGTGATTGATAATGGGAACAATTCTCATTGGGAGCCTCGGACGGAGAAGGCCAAGCGTGTGTTTCACTATCGGATTCCGTGCAATCTGGGTGTGGCTGCGTCTTGGAACATGGGTATCAAAGCAACGTGCTCGGCGTCGGGTTGGTTGGTGGTGAATCATGATGTGGTGTTCGGGACGAAGGCGGTGGAGGACATCTTTCTTCAAGCTTCGTACTCGAACCTTGTGTTGTCGGGGAAGCCACCGTGGTCGTGCTTCTGGTTGGGTTCACATGTCGTGCGCAAGGTCGGGTTGTTTCATGAGGGATTCCATCCGGCGTACTTTGAGGACAATGACTATGAGGTTCGTGCGCAACGCAAAGGCGTAGACATCGTGCGTTCGTCGGCTGCCGTCTACCATCGGAACTCCAGCACCCTGCGTTCCAGCCCTCAGTTTCAGCAACGGAATCAGGCGACGTTCGATGCGAACCGTCGTCTGTTTGAGGAGCGCATGGTACAGGATTTGCCGTTGGATTGGGACTTGAATCGGCGTCTGGAGTTGGGATGGGATTGAAAGAGACGGTGGTGGTGGCCACGACTCCTGGTCGTGAGGCGTGGTTGGCTGAATGTTTGGCGAGCATTCAGCGTGAGGTATTGGTGTTGCGTCAGGGTGGGACGTGGGAGTTAGGCAAAATCAAGTGGCTGTATGAGAACACGCAGTTGGATCGGTTCTTGTTTCTGCATGATTCGGTGGTGGTGAAAGACCAGGCGTTCTTTGACCGCATGTTCGAGCATGAGGGTTCGGTGTCGGTCACGGATGACCCAGGCATCTTCGGGATGTACATGGGTATCTACACACGGGAACATCTCAGCCGAGTGGAGCTGTACTCGCCGGTGACGCAACGGGATTCAATTCAGGCTGAGGTGGAATGGACTCGTGGCTATGCGGCTGCGGCAGGGAACGTGCCGGTGGTGTTCCCAGAGTTTCGGGACTCACGCAACGTGGGATTCGTTGAGCATCATGGGCGCAGGAACATGGTGTTGGAGAACGACTATTTGAGAAAGTTCAAGGGAACATGGGGCTGATTGGTCAGGAGATTCGTGGCGTGTTGTTCGGTTCGCAGGATGTGTATGCGGACGCAGGCCCATCAGATAACGGGTATCCGCACACCCATCTCTCGGAGGTGTTGGTGGAGCGGGTGTTGCGTGAACGTCAGCCTCGCTATTGGGTTGAGGTGGGTTCGATGTTGGGTGGGTCGGCGTTGCTGGTGGCACGGGTTGCTCAGCGTCTCGGTCAGGATGTGGACATTGTGTGTGTTGATCCATTCACGGGTGATGTGAACATGTGGGCGTGGGAGCAGGATTTGGTGCGTCAAGGCAAGTGGCGGTTTCTTGGGTTGATGAATGGTGCGCCGACGATTCGGCAACGGTTCTTGGCGAACGTGAAGGATGCCGGGTTTGAGGATGTCATCACGCCTTTGCCTGCGACGGGGATTGTGGGGATGCGTGTGTTGGAGCGTGTGTCTGGTTATCGCCCGGATGTGGTGTATGTGGATTCGGCTCACGAGCAGGATGAGACGTTTTTGGAGTTGGTGACCGCTTGGGATTTGTTGGTGAAGGGCGGTTTGTTGATGGGTGATGATTTGGATTGGCCTGCTGTTCGCCATGATGTGTACAGGTTTGCTGAGTCGGTGGGTGTGCAGGTGGAGGTTGTTGGGAATCAGTGGCTCATTGGCAAGTAGGATTGAGCAAGTATGGCCAATGAGAATCTCTATGCGACTCGTGCGCAAATCAAGGCGGCGTTGCGTATCGGCACGGCTGACACGCTCGATGACACGCTGATTGACAACTGTGCCGGTGCAGCTTCTCGTCTCATTGACGGTTATTGCAACCGCCAGTTCTGGGCTGCTGCGTCGGCTACGCCACGAGTGTTCCAAGCCAACACCGAGTTCGTTTGTGATGTGGATGACTTCTACACGACGACCGGGTTCGTGTTGAAGACGTCGTCGTTTGCTGACGGCAACTTTGATACGACGTGGGCGACGAGTGACTATCAGTTGGAACCGTTGAACGGAATCCTTGATGGACTCACTTGGTCCTATGACAAGATTCGTGCAGTTGGCAACTATCTGTTCCCGACCGTCAATGCGAACTACGGTGAACAAGCTCTCGTTCAGGTGACTGCCCGTTGGGGTTGGGCGACTGTGCCAGACCCAATCACTCAAGCCTGCATCATCCAGGCGTCACGCATCTTCAAGCGTTATGACTCACCGTTGGGTGTGGCTGGGTTTGGTGACTTGGGTGCTATCCGTGTTTCTCGATTCCTTGACCCTGACATGGCTCAGTTGGTTGAGCCGTATCGACGAATGCGGATGTTCGCCTAATGCCTGCAACTCCGGCACAAGTCAAAGACGGACTCAAGGCCGCCATCCAAACCGTCCCCGGACTACGAGCCTTCGACTATCAGCCCGACCAGGTGAACCCTCCGTTCGCATGGCCGACGCTGGACGAGATTCGATTCCATCAGACAGGCATGTCAAGCGGTGGTGTGGTCATGGACTTCACCGTCACCATCGTGGTGAATCGTGCGTCCGAGCGGACGGCTCAAGATGCGTTGGATCAGTACACGGCGTGGGCTGGTACGCAGTCGTTGCGTGCAGCCATCGAAGCAGACCGCACCCTCGGCGGTGTGTGCGATGACTTGATTGTGAACTCGGCGGGGAACTTCACGAACATTGACGCCAACGACACCCTGTATCTGACAATGGATTTCAAGGTCACGGTGTACGCTTAGTCCATGGCGAAGTATCTGGTTTCTGGACCGTTCCCGGTCTCTGGTATTCAGCCAGGTGGACATGTGGACGGCGAGGGCATCGACAATGTAGAGTTGTTGATTGGCGCAGGTATCCTGACGCCAGTCGAAGAATCCAAGAAATCCTCAAAGGCCGATAAGGCAGGAGACAAATAGTCATGGCAAAGCTGGTCCTCAAAGATGCGAACATCGTGTTCAACGGCACGGACATCTCAGCGAACGTCGCATCGGTGACGCTGTCCACCACAGCTGCCGAAGTTGCAACGACCGCCTTCGGATCGTCTGCCGTGACACGAGTGTCCGGTCTCATTGACAACTCCGTCACGTTCAGCATCCACAACGACTACAACGCCATCGACGGAATCTTCTTCCCATTGGTCGGCTCCACCGCAGTCACCTGCGTCATCAAGCCAAACGGTACGGCGGCAGCCTCTTCGGCCAACCCTTCCTATACATGCTCAGTGCTCGTAACTGAGTGGACTCCCGTGAACGGAGCCGTGGGCGAGTTGGCCACTGCGGACGTAACCTTCCCAATCTCCGGTGCAATCACCAAGAGCGTCGGCGCCTAGTTCTAACAACTTCACCCTGCGGAGGTACAAATGAAAATTGCGCTCATCGTCAAGACGGCGACCGAACAACGCAAAGCACTATGCGAGTTCGCTGACTTCGTCAAGTACGAAGAAGTCCACAACGTCTCCATGTCCAACATTGAGACCAACCTCAAGACTCGTGACCTTGCATGGTTCGCATGGCACTCAGAGAAACGACGCAAGGTCACCACACTCGGCTTCGATGACTGGTGTGCAACCGTTGAAGGTATCGACATTGACACGGGTGAGGAACCGCTCGTCCCTTTGGAGAGCAGTCAGCCCA